TATTTACGAATCAGCAGCGCCCCCGCCACAACAGCCGCGACCACGGCCACGACCGGCAGACTGATTGCCCCAATCGCCGTGACGATGGCAGTGCCGACCGAGCTGAATACCACACCCAGCACTCCGGCAGCGGCGATAATGGCATTAATCCCCATCACCACCGGCCACGCAACAAGGCCAATCCCGCCCATCACGCCAATGAGTGCGAGCGCACCGCCCACCACCACGCCGATAGTGGTCGCCAGCCCTTTGTTTTTGGTAATCCAGCCGTCAATTTTTAAAACATACTGCGTCGCCGTCTGCGTCAGCTTACGCAGTGAGCCCTCTTGCTGGTCAAACAGGTCTGTCCCGACCGCCTCATAGGCTGACTGAAATTCTTTAAAGTCGCCGCCGAGGTTGTCCTGAATGACCTTAACCAGCTCCTCGGTTTTGCCGTCCGAGGCTTTAAACGCAGCAGTGAGCTGGTCAAGCTTGCCGCTTGATGCTGCGGCCATCAGCACCGCCGCCGCCGAGCTGGCCTCCTCGCCGAAAATGGTTTTCATGTACTCAGCTTTCTGGCCGGTGCCGAGATTGTTTTTCTCAAAACTGCGCTGCATTTCCTTGAGGATGGAAAAAATTGGGCGCGTGTTTCCCTTACTGTCAGACGTTTTAATCCCGAGCTCTTTGATGGCGTCATACGCTTTACCGGTCGGAGCCTGCAGGCGACTCAGCACTGCACGACTCCCCGTTCCCGCCATCGAGCCGGTGATTTTCGAATCGTGCAGCGCACCGACCATCGCGGCAGTTTCTTCGATACTCACCCCGGCATTTTTTGCGACCGGCGCGGCATAGGTCAGCGCGTCGCTCATCCCGTCAAAGTCAGCAGCGGTTTTGTTCATCGTCATCGACAGCACATCGCCAATATGCGCGACTTTGTCGTTTGAAAGTTGAAACGCGGATTTCATACCCGTCAGCAGCGCGGCGTTCTCCTCCATCGTGCGCTTGTTGGATAGCGCCATATTCAGCGTGACCGGCGTCGCCGCCTGAATGGCCGCCGCATCGCCACCGCTTTTGGCAATGATAATTTGCGCACTGGCCGCATCGTCAGCAGAGGCGGCGGTGTTGTCACCAAGTTGTCGCGCCTGTTTACGCAGTGCCTGCATTTCGGGCGACTGTTTTTCGACGCCGAGCACAGCCTGCAGCTCGGAATTTTTCTGCGCAAAGTCAAAGCCCGGCATCATCAGTTTGACCCCGGCCACGGTTCCCGTTGTCGCAATACCGACCCCGGCAGCTCCCGCTCCCGCCATGCTACCCGCAAGAGATTTACCGGCCTGATATCGGTCTTTTACCTGGCTAAGTCTGGCCTGTTGAGCGCTGACTTTCGCCAGTGCCTCACGCTGGCGGTTAAGCTGTGCGGTTGTCTCGCTGATGCGTGATTTAAGCCCCCGCTCATCATTCGCCAGATTGCGCGTATTAATCCCCGCCGCCCCGAGTTCGCGTTGCTGACGCTTAATGGACTCAGTCAGGCTGTTATATTTGGTCTGCAGCCCCTCGGCGGCACGCTTCGCGGATTCAAGCACCTGCGCCTGTGCGCGCGTCGGGCGCTCTGTATTTTTAAACTGTGTGGCAAGGGCTTGCGCTTCCTGCTTTGCTTTCTCAAGCGACCGCCCGGTCACGGCAAGCTGTGCGCTCGCTTTACGGAATCCGTCAATTCGGGATGCCTGCGCATTGAGTTCGCGCAGGCTTTGCTGTGAATTGCGGATATCGCCAGACAGGGATTTGCTGGCGGTCTGGATAGCTTTAAGCGGTCGACTTGCCCGGTCGACCGCGTTCAGCAGCACCTCAAGTCTGACGTTATTGCTCATGATGGTTTCCGCTGCGTTGCAGCGCCTTGTCGCGCCATGTCAGGAGTTCGGTCAGGCTCAGGGAGTTCAGCTCTGACGGCGGCCAGTGAAATATCACTGCGAGATCCGCCATCAGATCATCGACCGACAGGTTTTCAGGGAAAGCTAACGAGCCGAAGCCGGTGACAAAAAACTGACCACCTTACCAGCGAGCGAAATCAGGTCTGACGCATCGAGGCGAATAATTTCGTGCTCTGTCAGCGCCGGATACGTCATGCGTGGCAGCACTTTAATCAGCGCATCAACGTCGGAATTTGCCAGCGAGGCCAGCGACACACCGCGCAGAGTTCCCGCGTTCGGTTTGGTTAGCGTCACCTGCTCGATTTTCTGCTCTCCGCGCATCAGCGGGGTATCAAAAATAACCACGTTCGGGTTTACATTTTCAACGTCGGTAACGTCGGTTTCATTGATATTTTTCATATTGTTCTCTCAGCACAGTGAAATGACCGGCCAGTCTCGCCGACCGGTTCAGGGGGGGTTACAGGCCAATCGCCTTGCGGTGTTCTGCCAGACGGTCAACGCCGTCGACTTTCAGCACCATGTTGATGACGTCAATCTCGATGACTTCTTTGCCGTCAATCGTGAGCTGGTAATAGGCAAGCTCGGTCGACATTTTGGTCGTCCCGCTTTCGCCCTGCTTGTTCTCGCCGCCGTCGTACTCTTTGTGACGGCCACGCATCACCACTTCAACGGCAGAAATTACGCCGGTGTCGTCGCGCTGATAAGAGCCTGCAAAACGCAGCGGCACGCTGTCAGCACCCGGCGAGGCGTACTGCGCCCACAGGTCGATGTCCGGCAGACCGCCGAGCGTCCACTCAAGCGACAGCGCGTCGTCATCGAGGCCGAGGTCAATCGATACCGAGCCCGGCATTCCGCCGCCGCGATACTTCTCAAATTTACGCGTGAGTTTCGGCAGGGTGACGGATTCCACGACGCCCATGTAGCTCAGACCGTCGTTGAACATGTTCAGATATTTAAGCTTGCGCGGTAGTGACATGCTTGCAGCTCCTTAGCTGTTGACCGAGTCCGACAGGTTCGCCAGATAGGTATCAGTGATGCGCTGGCGCAGGGTCAGGTTTTCCAGCGGCGGGACGGGGGTGTAGTCGTAATCGATATACAGTTTCCCCGCTTTAAGGGTTGTGACGTCGTTTGACTCCGGGTCGTACCAGCACGAACCATCGACGATATAGCCGTTGGTTTTGAGCTCGCGGAATTTGGCATTGATACCGGCGACGATGTCACGAATAAGCGTCGCAGTGATGGGCTTATCCATCGCCCACGCGTGCGCCTCCGCCATGGTGTCGGCCAGCACCTGCGCGGTGCGGGTGTAGTTCTCAAACAGGAAAAGCGGGTCATCCGAGCAACAGCGGTTTCCCCAAAACTTAAAGCCGTCGTTGCGAATCAGCGTCGTGACACCGGCCTGATTCAGCAGGTTCGCGTCGGTGGCAGGCTCCTGCAAATCCCATGAGACCGAAGCGCTGACGCCGGTGACGCCATTCACGCCGACGTTAGACAGGGTTTTATGCCAGCCGACGGTCTGGTCGATTTTGGCGCGCAGGCCGAGCGCGCGCGCCGTCGCCCAGGCGATGTCCGTCGCGTTCGTTGTGGTGTCCCATGCCAGAAAATCAGGGAAGATCACCATCAGCTCGCGCTGGCTGAAATTCTTGCGATAATCGATGGCGTCGGAAATGGTTTTGCAGCCCCATGCACTGACATAGCCAAAGGCGCGCAGGCTCTGACAGGTTGAAGCGAGCGCGGTCGCCACTTCCTGTGAATCAAGACCCGGCACGCCGAGAATGCGCGGTTTAACGCCGGTGACGGTCTGCGCCGTCAACAGCGATTTGAGCCCGGTATATTTCCCGTTTTCGTCCGTGGTGCCGATGATGTTGGAAATCGTTTCTTTCTGCGCCGCGTCAGGATCGTCGGGGTCGTCGATACCTTCGGCCACACGCACGGCCACAATGACCGGTTTGCACTGGTCGGCGATGGCCTGCAGGGAGGCCGACAACGTGCCCTGTTTACCCGCTTTCGCAATGGCGCTTTGTACGTTGGTAATGAGCACCGGCTCATTCAGCGGGAACGTTTTTTCGTCTGCATCGCTGGCCGTGCAGACCATGCCGATAATGGCCGTTGAGACGGTGGAAATGGTGCGCACGCCGTCATTAATTTCGATGACCTGCACGCCGTGATGATAGTCGCCCATCCGTTTAACTCCGTGGTGAAGTGGAGCCACTATTTTGTGTTGTG